AATGATGTAAATAAAAAGGTAAAGAATGATGTAAACAAAAAGGTAAAGAATGATGTAAATATAAAAACAAAAAAAACAGTAAAAACAAAAACAAAAAAAAGTGTTAAAATGGGGGAAAATGAGGTGGTTGGATTGGTAGATACATTTAAAAAAAAAGGAGGGGATTTTTTAAAAACGTTGTCAGAACATCAGTTAAGTGAGATGGTGATATTGGCAAATAAAAAGTATTACTGTAATGATGAAAGTGTTATGACCGATGGTCAGTATGACTTGTTGAAAGAATACGTAGAAGATATGTTTCCGGAAAATGAGGTGGTAAAGGAAGGACACACTTCATGCGACGTTGCTGTAGATAAAAAAAAGGTGGTGCTTCCTTATGAGATGTGGTCAATGGACAAATTAAAAGATGAAAAATCAATCCAAAACAAACTAAACAAATATAAAGGACCTTATGTGTTGAGTACCAAAATGGACGGTATTTCCGTGTTGTATTATGCAGAAGGTAAATACAAAACCAACCCGCAATTATATACCAGAGGAAATGGTAAAAAAGGACAAGACATTACCCATTTGCTTCCATATTTAAAGTTGCCTAAGTTGAGTGATGTAACCATTCGCGGAGAACTTATTATTAAAAAGGCGGTGTTTCAAAGCAAATATTCCGGTAAATTTTCCAATGCTAGAAATTTCGTATCTGGTATCGCAAACAGTAAAAAAATCACAAACTCATTGCGTAAGATGGTAAGTGATTTAAATTTTATTGCTTATGAGGTAATCCACCCTAAAATGTCTCCCGCTCAACAAATGAATTATCTCGCAACCCATTGGGGCAAAGAGCAAACCGTATTGTTTAAAGTAGAGAAAACAGTGGACAAGGAACTGTTATCGGAGTATTTAATGAAATGGCGAGACAATTATGAATATGAAATAGACGGTATAATTGTTACTCATGATGAGATATTTCCACGCCGTTCCAAAAATCCAGAACATGCGTTTGCTTTTAAAATGGTGTTGTCGGACCAGATTGTAGAGGCTATTGTAGTGGACGTGTTATGGTCTCCTAGTAAAGATGGATATTTAAAACCACGTGTAAAACTACAACCAGTAAATATTGGGGGTGCTACTATTGAATACGCTACCGCACACAATGCTGCGTTTGTTAGAGACAATGGTTTGGGAGTTGGTTCAGTGGTTCAATTGATACGAAGTGGTGATGTAATTCCAAAGGTTCATAAAATGATACACAAGGCAGAACCCAAAATGCCTAGTGATTATGAATATGTGTGGACCAAAGGTAATGTTGATATCAAGTTGTCTGGTGATGATTTAAAGGAAAATATGATTGTGAAAACCAAAGTAATAGAAGAGTTCTTTAAAAAGTTGGAGGTGGTAGGATTAGGGTATAAAAATGTGGTGAAATTGTATGATGCGGGTTACGATACTATTGAAAAGGTTGTGAAAATGAAGGTAGATGACGTTGCTGATTTGTCTGGTATGGGTAAAAAATCGGGGGAGAAGATTGTGGAGAGTATCAACGAAAGGTTGAGGTTGGTTGATTTGCATGTTATGATGGCGGCCAGTCATTGTTTTGGTAGGGGAATTGGGTCGAGAAAAATGAAGGAATTGTTGATACATTACCCCTTTATTATATCAAGTAAGGAAGACGATAAAGTAAAGTTGAAAAAGGTTGGTGAATTGAAGGGGTTTAATATAAAAACAGCAAAGCAAATAGTGCCTTATATAAATGATTTTAAAAATTTTGCTAATAAATTGGGTGTTCTTTACAAGGTATATGATTTAAGATTGTTTGAAATGGCTAAGACCAACAAACATCCTTTGTTGAGTAAAAAGCTAGTAGTAACTGGAAAGCGAGACAAGGCATTGATGAAATCGTTAAAAGATATTGGTGTATCATTGGGGTCGTCCGTAAGCAATCAAACTGATTATGTTATTGTTGGTTCATTAAGTGAAGAAACTGGTAAAGTAGCAACTGCTAAAAAATTGGGAGTTACTATTATAACAGTGGAGGATTTCACTAAGAAATATTTATAAAATATATGGTGTATAAAACACTATATATTTTTGTTTATTGTATATTACATATTATATTACATATTATATTACATATTATATTACATATTACAAATAAGACGTTTCTGATTTCAATCGAATAAGGTAGGGGAAACAGTGTTTTAATTCGTTGTCTTCGTCTGCTACTTTCTTTTTTAAAAAATAAGAAAGGTATGAGTTGTGAGAAACAATTGCTATGTTAGTTTCTTTTCGTGACAATATAAATTTTTTCATTTGTTTTACTCTTTCTTCAAGTGATTCTACCGTTTCAATATTGGTTTCATTCCATAAACTGTCTTTTTCAGATAGAAATTTAAAATTCACAGAGGTATGATACTTAAGAACAAGTTCTTTTTTGTCTTTTCTATGATTGATTGGTTCGTATGAACCAGGATATTCTTTTAATCCATCAAAGGCAAGTAGTTTAATATTGGAATCTTTAAAGATGTTTTTGGCAGTTTGAATAGTTCTAGTAAGTGGTGAGACCAATACCAATTCAATGTTGTTTTTTTCCAACCAATTTTCACCCAATATATTGGATTCTATTTCTCCTTCCTGTGTTAAACTACTATCACGTATAGTCATGTATGCTTTTTCTCCTATCTCATGAAACAACACATTGTGTTCTGCTGTGCCATGTCTTATACAATATACATTTTTCATTTTACAATATACATATACATATAAAGTTGTCTTTAATTAATATTAATATTAATGAAAAACATTTGTGTTTTGTTTTGTTGTGTTTTGTTTTGTGGTGTTTTTGTTGTGTCAGGGAGTTACTTGAGAATGATTGAGATAATAATCAGAGTGTTGTTTATTATTTTCGTAGCGGTTTAATAATGTTTCCATACCTATTATAGTTTTTTTGTGAACAAATGTTTTTATTTTTGTTTTGATATCAATGCTTTGTGAATTTGTTCCATAAATAATTGCGTTGTTGGTAAGTTGAATTCGTAATGGTAATTCTATTGTAAGTGCGAATTGTAGTAGTTTTTGTTGTATTTTACAAAATAGTTGAAATGCATGGTTTTTATTGAACTCGACCCATTTTTCTTTTTGGTTTATATAAACATACGTTATGTTTGATGTAGTAAATGAGTATATTGTTTCAGTGTAATCATCTATTACTTCTTCTACCAAGTCACAATAACCTTTTAAATATCCATGCTTTGTTAAGTGGTCATAATGTGTTTTTTTTAATTCTATATTTAACAAACAATCTTCAAATGATTTTGGTGGTGTTGCGTTTTCTATAAGCCATTTTAGTTTGTTTTTGATGATTTTGTTTCTTGATTCTAGCATTTTCTCCATATGTCGTATGCGTTCCGATTGAACGTATAAAATATCCAATACTTGATTTAGTTTTCTATTTAATGATAATGTATCAACACGTTCTCTTTCTGTTTCAATAGATGTTTTACGTTTCTTTTTTAAAGCATCCTTTGTTTTACAAGCATTAAAATGTCTTTCAAATAATGAATGTCTTATGTATTTCTTTCCACAAAACCCACACTTAAATTTGATTTTTTTTCTTGTTTTAAACTTTTCATTGATGCAAACATCTAACTCGTTTAAGTTAGTGTCGTTTTTTGTTGATATCATTTCGATGATACAATGTTTCTAATCATATATTTAATTCAATTTTTTAGTATATAATTGGGTAGTGTAATGTGGTAGTGTAATGCGGTAGTGTAATATAATTATACGTATCATAATAAAATATCCATAATATTTATATGTCTATAAATAGTTGTCATGGAGCCAGTATTAGTATTCCTGATACGCGTTTAAATCAAAAACAAAGTAAGTTAGCATCGTCTCTTCATACCGACCATAAAAAAATAATAAATGTTATACAATCCAATGATGGACAGGGCCAAACCACTACGGTAAACAACAATTGCCCAAACAATAAACAAATCACAAATGTGGGTGGTCCCGGTGATTTTATTCAATCCACTCCTCCCATCTATTATTCTGGTAATATGTTAAAAAATAGATTGGTAGATAGAAAACCAGGTGTTGATGTCAAGCATAATAGTTATGAACGCTATTTAGCAAGGAAAAAAGGTTATGTATTTCAACAGCAAATATGCTAATAAATAAATTATATGTGGTATATGTATACATATGGCTGATAAACATAAATTACACAATATAAATAATAAGTTTGCTGATTCATTGAAAAAATTAAGGGAGAGAAAGTCAAAATTAGAAATGGAAATAGCGGAACATACTAGGGAAAAAGATGATTTGGTTGTATCCCTTACGGAGTTAAAAACCAAGTTAAAGATAGTAATAGAATTATTGGTAAGCAAAACCAAGAATTTAAACGATACTAATAAGGCTATTGCCAACTCAGAGAAAATATATAATAATATACTGAATGCATCAGAGAATTTATTGAAGATGATTATGAAAGAAGAAGATAAAGATATCACGAAAAAATAGATGGTATCTTATATTATGTTATAATTAATTGTAAATAGTTGTAAATTTACAATTAATTTATTTGTGTTAATGATGTGTTGTTATTTGTGTTAATGATGTGTGGTTATTTGTGTTAATGTTAGTTGAAAATACTTAGAATTTAATGTATGTTGTATATAATGAGTGATTCCTTTTGGTATCTATTGATAGGAGGAACTGCTAGTATTATTTCACGAACATGTACGTCTCCATTGGAGATATACCGATTGCAAAAACAAAATCGGTTTATGCCTGGTAGTAGTTTTGGGCACATATTAAAATATGAAGGAGTGTTGGGATTTTGGAAAGGAAATGGTGTAAATTGCATGCGTGTCTTTCCTCAGTATGCTATTAACTATAGCGTATACCGCAACATATTGAAACATTTGGAGTTTGAAAATAAATTTCACAACATATTTATTTCTAGTTTTTTAGCAGGTTCAATGTCTATGCTGTGTATATATCCGTTGGAAACTAGTCGCACCTTTTTATCGTTACAAAGTAATAAGGCACAATACAATGGGTTTTTAGATATTATTAGAAAGGTTCCGTTTAAAAATTTGTATGGCGGGGCAATGATGAGTATGATGGGATTTGCTCCATGGAATGCTATTAGTTTGACAAGTTTCAATTATTACAAAGATTTTTTACATGAACGATACAATATAGAAAACCCAAACATAACCAAGTTATTTTGCGGAGGCTTTGCTGGATTAACAGCTATATCAATTACGTATCCAACTGACTTGATACGAAGGCGACTACAATTACAACATTTTGGTTCTAGTGAAGTTCCAAAGTATACAGGGATTATTAACTGTGCTTCTACTATATTGAAAACAGAGGGGATAAAGGGGTTGTATCGTGGTCTTCCTGCTGCTTATGTAAAAACATTTCCCACATTGGCAGTTCAATTGTATATGATTGATACATTGGGAGAGATGCATAAACGGTATATAGCGGATAATGAAGAATAGATAAAGTTATAATAGATTTTTGTATAATTTTATAAATATATGAAATTATATATATATGATAGATTTCGATAGCAATTATTTGCCTGTTTTTTTGTATTCTCATGCCGGTTTTGCTGAATACGATGAAGCGTGTAAGGTAGCCAATCCAAAGATTAGTGGTGAAGTTAGTGGGGAAGGATTGGTGAAATCATTTACAAAACTAGACGACTTTTTTACAAAGGTTCCAGATGATATGATTGTAGTGGACCCTATTCCTTCTGGACTACTGTGTATGTCGAGTTGGGAGGTAGATGAAATGTTTCCATGGTTTATTAGTTCATCTGGAAGCAATGCTTTTTTAAACAAAGACAAATTACCAATTCAAAAATTAAAAAACAAGGATATAGCATCAAGTGAAATAGATATTTTACAACATTTATACAATAATAGAAAAGTGTATTATGGGGGTGATGAAATAAACAATTACCGTATTACATTTGATACAAATACAGGTGATATTCCTTGGGGAATACGCATTCCTATCTATAAAAACAAAGAAGGAAAATATAGAGAAGGAAATATAGTATTGAATAATGATAATTCAGTAAAGATTGATATGGTTGGTGAAAAATGGAGTAGGCAATATAGCACTGCTAGAAACGACCAATGTATTTATTTAGACGAGGTTTTAAAGAAAATACGGGAACTTGTTGATGAAATTTATACCAATAAACCAAAGATAATATTGTATTTGGTTTCATGTAGAAAGCAACCAGACTATGAATTTATATATGAAGACGACCCTGAATTTAAGAAAGATTTGTTGAATAGACAGTTGGCTGTAGACACATTGGGAAGAGAAAATGTTCCTGTCGGTGGTCTTAGTGATAGAAAGTTGAGGGGACAGCAAACGTTTACTTATGAAGGTGACGATGATGATGTTGAAAAGCAGAAAAAATATCAGAAACGCTTGTTGGATATTCAAATTAACAGTAGACCTCCAAAGAAATCAAGAAAGCGAAAAAGAGGGGGAGGTAAGCCACGTAAAAAGAAAACAATAAAGGTTAAGCATGGTAAATATAAAAGGGAAAAATCTAAAAAAAAACGAGGAAAGTCAAAAAGAAAGGGTAAAAAATAACTTTTAAAAATGTGGAGTATTATATAATGAGTCGTCATCAAGTATCAATATATAATAAAGAAATGAATGGGGAAGTTACTACCCCTAATTGTTTAATAGATGAAATGTTTGAAATGTTGGATGAGGATGTGTTTAAAAATAGTGATGTGAGATGGCTTGACCCATGTGCTGGAACAGGTGTTTTCTTTGAAAGGTTGTTTTCCAAACATTTACTATCTCTCCCTTTTCCAAAAAATAAAAACTTTTATACTACAGAAATTAATGCAAACCATGTTGATTTATTAAAACAAAAGTTTGGAAACTTGGTAAATGTAAATCATTGTAATTTTCTACAATTTAAGCAAGACGAATTTGATGTCGTTGTAGCAAACCCTCCCTTCCAAACTGGTGGTAGTATTAAAGTCCCTACTATGAAAAAAGACAAGAAAAAAGACGGTAAAGAAATGTGGAGTTATTTTGTAAAGCATTCTTTATCACTTTTAAAAGATAATGGTGTCTTGCTTATGATAACTCCTACGATTTGGTTGAAAAGAGACCATAAAATGCACGAATATATGATGAAATATCAAGTCAAGCAAATAAAGTGTTACGATGCTGGAGAAGCAAACAAGTTATTTCGTGGAAAGTGTCAAAGTCCGGTTGTTTTATTTCGATTAGATAAAACTTTGGTGAATAATTTTGTTCAAAATATAAAAGTGGGAGAGATGTTTTATAGATGTGGAATTGAAGAGTCTATTCCTATGAAGTATTATGGTATTCTAAGTAAGTTGAGACCTTATGTTAAAAAATATGGGTGTTTAAATGTAGTGAAAACAAGTATGCGCCCTGGTCGTCCCAAAGACTTGGTGGTTAGCAAAACACAAAATGAAATGTTTCCTTACATCAATATTAAAACTTGTTTGTTGAAAAAGGGAGAGAAAGGTTGTAAAAACATCTCTCCCTTTTTGGTAACAGAATATTCTAATATTCCTTGTGTTTTTTATGGAATGAAAAAGTTAGTATTGGCACATAAAATGAAAGGGTATTGTTATTTTGATAAAGAAGGGGAGTATGGGATATCAAATCGCGACAATTACGTTTTAGTAGATTATACAGAAAAGGAAATGGAGGTCTTGAATCGGTTTTTAAATCTTGAATGTGTAATGGATTGGTTTGATGCCACACGATATCGCATGCGATATTTGGAACGATATATCTTTGATTTTATTCCCAATGTCAATTGTCTCCCAAACTTTCCCACTGATATAACGGAGAAAAGTGTTAAAAGTTATTTTGGAATGTAAAACATCTCTCCCTAATTTAAATTTATTCATACAAAACATCTAACATATTGGATTCATTCATACTAATAAACGATTGAGTTGGACGATATCTTGAACGTCTGGAATCTTGTGTAAAAGAAAGTTCTATTTTACTGGTTTGCATATCTATTTCAGGGAGAGATATAAAGTTGTTTTCGTGTGTATTTATTGATGTGTGTTGTATCAATTGTTCTGCTTCGGATGTTGTATTTGCTGTTTGCCTATTGACATATTCAACATTTTCATCGATTAATGTTTTAATAAATATATAACAATGGCAACAATAATACGAACCAACCGTCCCTAAACAAATATATTCAAAAGACATTTATATAATATTATAATTAAAAGTAAAAATCACTATAATATTATTTTCTAATTAATATTATTCTGTGAATCAAATAAAGTAACTAAAACAAATATCATTTAATTGTGTTTTTATATAAAATTAACGCACGTATTTAATGCATATCATAAACAAATGAGAAAAAGAAAACTATCCGATGATGGTTTAACATTATTTAACATAGCATTACACAAACACCATGAAGCACAATGTATTAAAAGTGGTATAAAATGTTATGGAAAAATAAAGCAATTGTTGTTTAAAATGTGGACTACTGAATACGATATTGAATTAGATATAGCAAAGAAAAATCTGCGAAATTCATCGAAATCATTGTATCGTTATTTACAAAATGATGGTGATATGATACCAGCTTTTGTAGACAATGCGATTATCAATATTATTATGCTGATATTAACCAAAGATTCGCAATTATGCACTTACAATCAAATCAAAATGAATTATGGATTTTACTGTAACTTGGCATTAAAAGCACAAATGGAAAAAGACCATCATACCGCATTGTTGTTGTCGTGTGCTTTACAACATTATTGTTTTGATATGTTAAAAATAAAACCAAAATATCACGACAAACTCCATAAATTGGCGGAAACATACGGTTCTCCATTAACGTGTTATTCCAAACATATGAAGGAGTTTTTAAAAGTAAATGATTTTGAATACTTGCCATCTGTAATGATTATGCAGATGCAACTTAAGAAAACACAAGAACAAAGCAAAGGTTTGAAATTTGTAAAGCGAAATTCCAAAAATTTAGATATGTTAAAGCAGTCATTGTCACAAAAAGTAGAGGATTATTACACCCATTATAAAAACAACAACGATTTAATTGATATATACAACTTAAACCCTCTCCATCAATTCGATTTATTGTTATCATCGAAAGGGGATAAAATCACCACCAAACTGTTTGACTTGGTAGGAAATGTTAAAATAAAAAATAAAATAGGAAAGGTTTGAAATCGATAGTATGGTACAGACGAGTTGAAATCGATAGGGAAAAATTGAAATAAATAATACAAAATTTGTATTTTGTAATTACAATAAAATACAAATGAAACAAATCGGTGTAACTAGGTTTACAGATGATACATACAAAGAAAATTTAGAATGGAAAAAGCGAAAACAATATACTGGTTGTGTGTATGGATTAGACCGTGAATTATCAATGTTGGATTTCAACTATTTAAAAGAAATATATACCATTGACATACGATGTAGTCCAAATACCAAAAAATCACCACCACATATTTATGGAATCGGTAAAATAAAATGTATAACAAAATATGAATGGCGGTCGCGTATATACACCAATCATGAATTCAATAGATTTGTGTATAAAGGAGATAAATATTTAACTAGAGACGAATTGATAATAAATAACGAAAACAAAGAAACCATTGAAAATTTGGAAAAGCTATTGTGTACTGGTGCTGGTCATTTTAAAAGAGGGGATGGAATAAGTAAATTATCGTATGAACGCATTATGACATTTGACCCAAATCGCAAGCCGATACCTCAGAGATGTTTGAAATGTGGATTACTTAAAAAAGGACACGTATGTAAAAGAAAAGATTCCAAAGTAAAAATATCCCTTCCAAAACGATGTAAAATATGTCAGGACCCACTTAAGCAACACGGTGGTAGAGCACATATATGCTTGGGTAGAAAACAAAACAAAGAATTTCTGAGAAAGGTATTTAAATTGTTGGATTATGTTGATAAAGATGTTGATAAAGATGTTGATAAAGATGTTGATAAAGATATAAATGAAATAACTTATTGATGAAATAACTTATTAAATAAATATGTTTTTATTTATATAATAAGATGAGTAGTGATAATACTGATTTTGATGTTGATAATTATAGTATGGAAGATTTGGTTCATATATTAAAGCTACAACATAAAACCCCATTAGCAAAGGCAGATATCATAGAAGCAGTAGAAAATATGGTAGAAACATTTAAAGGACAACCAAAGTATGTAAAGTTTTTTTTAAACGTCCAAAGTAAATTATTAAAAGAAAAAGATTTGTTTACAGAACCATTGGCTGAAAAACAAGCAGAAGAAGATATGGAAACCATTGAAGAAATGCATAAATTAGTCAAGGAAGTTGCTCCAGATACTATAATACAAACACCTGGTGTAATCAACGGAGACAACAATACAAATATTACTACTATAAATCGTATTATTAGTTTTGACAGTCAATTTCGTGCTATGCTGGACCCTGTTTCTGTTGCTGGATGTAGCACAATTACTCAGGAAAACAGCAACAATTTAACCGATAATCCGTCGGATTACACGATTGATTTGTCACGTCCAGTAAACAATGTAACCAAAATAAAATTAGTTGGAGTATCTATACCAATTACATGGTATGTATTTAGTGGTGATTATGGAACCAACTATGTTGATATTTCTCTTAATGGTGTTCATCAAACATTATCCATTGATGAAGGAAACTATACAAGCACACAATTGATGAATGCTTTAAATACATCTGCCAGTGATTTATCCATGAATATTGTATTTTCATATAGTGAAATAAACAGTAAAATTACGGTAGAAAACAACACAGAAAGCGACATAGAAATCAATTGGTATTATCCTATAAACGATGGTTCATGTGGATATGCTGAAGGTCAAAAAATGGACTATAATTTGGGTTGGTTATTAGGGTTTCGTGATAGAAGTAATTTCGTAGGCGATGGTTTGTCTATTACAGGGACTGGTGTATTAAATTTAAAAGGGTTTGATTATTTGTTTATATCACTCGATGATTTTGTAAACAATAAACCAAATCAAGATTTAATAACCAATGTAAAGCAAAAAAATATATACAAACTGCCAAAATATTACAACAAACACACTATGGACCAAGATTGTAGTGGGGCTACCTTTCCTGCGAATTGCATGCCGACGCCATCAACTTGTGGAGACGTGCCTCAAAATCCAGACGATAGAAGCAAGTTAACACAAAAACAATTGTATACCGTAGACCAAATTAAATCGGCAATGGATGGTATTGATGTAGACAGATATGGTGCTCCTACTACTGCTGACTTATTGGTGAAATTATTGGTGGATTTTAGTTTTGGTGACAAGTTAATGCTAGGAGATGGTGATTTAAATATTATAGGAGAAAGGGAATACTTTGGACCAGTAACATTGAGGAAATTTAAAGTAAAACTGTTGAGCAAGTATGGTCATATTATTAATTTAAATGAAAGTGATTGGACATTTACTATTCAAACAACGGAAAACTATTAATATAATAACCCTAACATCAACCCTAATATTAACCACTAGATGATATTACAACAGTTGTATCGGTTGTATTTTGGTGTTGTTAAATCTATTGTTTTGTATTTTTTAATACCATTTACTTTGTGTGGTATGTCTTTGGTATTTTTGTGAATATGTTCGGTGAATTTTCTGAAACATTCATTAATATTACAGCCTGACTTTGCACTGGTTCCATAAAACAATATGTTATTATTATCACAATAGTTTTGTATTAAATCGTGTGTTTTGGTATCGTCAAAGTTGTCTATTTTATTAAGAATCACCATAAAAAATATAGTTGGTTGGGTGTGTATTTGTTTTTTCCAATACTCATTTTTCCAATATTCAATATTTTCTATTTGGTCTTCTGTATTATCATCAACTACAATGATTACTCCAATTGTATTTCTATAATAAGTATTAATAATAGACCTAAATGCTTCTTGACCTGCTGTATCCCATATTTGAATACGTATCAGTTTATCGTCTAATGCTATGGATTTACAAGAGAAATCAACTCCAATGGTGGTATTGTAATTATCACCATAGTCGTTGTATACGTATTGCCTTACTATTGATGTTTTGCCTACTCCTGCTTCTCCTATTACAACGTATTTATATATATAATCACAATCCGTATTTGTTATATTTTTAGTCATATAAAATAGTATAACATAAAACTTTTAAATTTATCTTAAAGTAATGTGTAAATATATTAAATATATTTGATGTCAATTATACAATGGAAATAATAAGTTCAAATGTAAAAGAAAAAGCAGATATGATATTAGAACCTTTACAGGTGATGATAGAATTAAGTATGCTTGCTTACTGTGAAATAGGAACAAAACTAAGTGTAGATGAAAACTTGTTAACATTACATCAACCATCATATGTTCAAGGAATTATAAGATGGTGGAAAAATGATAAAAAGCAAGATATTCACTATTTGTTTCATGCAATACGTCGATATTATATATGGTATAAAACTCAAAACCATAAGATATTTAACTTTATATTGGAAAAGGCTATTGTAGGGTTGAATCGATTGATAGAAACGTATAAAAAGTGTGACGAACGTTCTATACTACAAACCTTATCGTTGTATAAAAACGTATTGGATTTAGACAACTCAGAACTATTTAAAGATAAATCAGAAGATGCTGTTAATATGGACAAGGTGTTTAAAAACATTATAGGTATTTACGATGATAAAATGATACGGGTAGTGTATAATATGTTGTTGTTGATGGAAGAAAACAAAGGGTCGCAACAAGTGGTGGACTCTTATTTGGTAGCATTACAGTATTTTATGGTGCCAATAAATGAAAAAATCAGAAGTTGGATACAAGAAAACTTGGTAATGTGATAAAAAAGGAATTTATATATTAAATAAAATGTATATTTAATATATAATAATGACATCAATGGCTGTGGATGGTAGTATTGGTTTAACTGAATTAAAAGAAAAAATGTTGACGCGATTGGCGTTAAACGAAAGTATCTTGAAACATTGGACAATAAATGAATATTTAAATAAAAAGGAAACGTTTAATGGAAAGGCATAT